CGGCACATGCCTGTATATCCCCCGCTGCGCCCGCCTTGCCCGCCAGGTCCGCCAGCGGAAACTGCTCGGCGCGTTCAGCCGTCATACCGCCGCCGGCACCTCCAGCAATGCCGAGGTACGCTTCCTGGCTCGCCGTTACGGCATCACGGACCGGCGCGTTTGGCAGCTGCTCAAGCAGGAGGCGGAACTGCCGGCCAGGGCCCTTCCCGATACCGGCGACGCCCTCAGGGGCTGATCCCCCCATCTCCCTTTCAGGCGGACGGGAAAGGCTGCGGCCTTTCCCGTTTTTTGTCCGCTTCCCGCAGGCGGGTGCAGCCCTTCCCTCCGGCGCCCCTGCCTTCCGCCCACCTTTCCCCAGCGAGGTCTTTCCCTCGCCCGCTTCCCGCAACGTCCCTACTGAAATCCTTCAAACTTACGCCGGCGCCCTTTTTCGGCATGGTGGCCTCACGGGTGCGACACCGCCCCGCCATCATTCCACCGCCATGCAGGAGGGCATATGCGCGACAACTTCACTCTGGCCCATACGTTCACGGCCCGCTGGGAAGGCGGCCTTTCCGACCATGAAGCCGATCCCGGCGGCATCACCAATCACGGCATCTCCCTGCGCTGGGTCACGGATCTGGCCCGGCAGGCCAGGGAACGCTGCCTGCGCGATGCCCGGCAGTGCGATACCTGCCCCCGACGTACGGGCCCGGACTGCGACTACTTCAGCCTCGATCTGGACAATGACGGCGACATCGACGCCGACGATATCCGCGCCTGTACCAAAGAGCAGGCGGCCCGCCTGTTCCGCAGGCATTTCTGGGAGGCCCTGGGCTACGACCGCCTGCCCCTGCCGCTGGCCGTCACGCTCTATGACGGCGCGGTCAACATGGGTGCCGGCCGGGCCGTGAAGCAGTTGCAGGAAGCCATGAACGCCACGGGCGAGACCCAGCTCGACCACTACTCCCCCATCGCCGAGGACGGCATCATGGGCCCGGACACCCGCGAGCTGGCCAACGCACTGGCCGACGTGCATCTGGACTGGTACGCGGCCCGGAACAGCCTGCGCCTGCGCGATGCCTTCTATCGCCGTCTGGCCGCGTCCCGCCCGTCCATGAAGGTCTTTCTGGCGGGCTGGCGCAACAGGGTGAAGGCCCTGCACCAGCATCTGGCCGATCTGGAACGGGAGGAGCAGTGATGTGGAACCTGCTGCGCGATCTGGGCACCCGCCTGTTGCGCGACCTGACAGGCAGCAGCCGGGAACGGCAGGAACTGCTGGCCGCCCAGATCCGCCTCAACGAACGGGAAACGGAGCATGCCCCTTCCAGTGTGCTGCGCCTGTGGCGTTCCTTCCTGGGCTGGGTGCTGGCCCTGCTCTTTTGCTGGGAAGTGCCCGTGCGCCTGCTGCTCCTGCCCCTGCTGGCGCCCGACCTGCTGGATGACCTGCCGCCCCCGGCCCTGGACCAGATCCTGGGCCTGCTGGCCGGCATGCTGGGCCTGCCCTTCTGAACCACGGAGATGTCCATGACCACCCATCTGCCTGCCGCGCTCCTGCCCCTGCTGCTGGCCCTGGTACAGGGGCTGCTGCTCTGGGCCCTGTGGAGCTTGCGCCGCAACTTCGTCCCGCAGGCCGAGCACCTGCGCTGCCGCCAGGACGAACAGCAGCGGGAAGCCCTGTGGCTGCGCCGCCTCGACCGGCTGGAACAGGCTCTGGCGCAGGAGCGGGAACTCCTGACGCCGCTGGCCGACGAAGTGCGCTCCCTGCGGGGGGACGCAAGCCGCCTGCACAGCCAGTTGCAAGCCCAGGAAGCGCGCTTCTACGGTCTGGAACGCCTGCTGCAACGTCTGGAGCGGCATCTGGAGCGGCAGGAAGACCGCTGGCAGCAGCTGCCCGGTGCCGCCTTGCCCGCCCTGCTGCACTGCCGCCCCCCGAGGGAGGTGCAGTGATGCCGGTACGCCGCCACCGGAAAAGCCCGCTGGAAAAAGCCCTGCACGAACGCCTGCAACGCCTGACCCAACACCTCGACACTGCCGATGTCTCGGAAAAAAGCATCGATATCGTCAAAGAGATCAAGGAGCTGCACGCCCTTGCCCGCACGCTGGAGCAGGAGGGCACGTCACAGGACGGCGACCGGAAGTCCCCCGCGCCCCTGCGCGTCATCTGGGCCGGGCAGGAGCCGGAAGATGGCCCCCGTAACTTTTGAACCCCACCGGATCTGTCATGGAAACGCCCTGCATCATCCCCTATGCGCCGCGCCCGCTGCAATGGCGCTTCCACCAGCAGCGCACCCGCTTTTGCGTGCTGCTCTGCCACCGCCGTTTTGGTAAGACCGTGGCTGCCGTCAACGATCTCCTGCGGGCGGCCCTGCGTACCTCGCGGACGGACTGGCGCGCCGCCTACGCCGCTCCCTATCTGGGGCAGGCCAAGGCCGTGGCCTGGGACTATCTGCGGCATTTTGCGGGCGTCATCCCCGGCACCCGCTTCCATGAGGGCGAACTGCGCTGTGACCTGCCCAACGGCGCGCGCATCCGCCTGTACGGCACGGACAATGCTCAGGCCCTGCGCGGCCTGTATCTGGACGATCTGGTGCTGGACGAGCCCGCCGACATCCCCCGCGAGGTCTGGAGCCAGATCCTGCGCCCCGCGCTGGCCGACCGGCAGGGGCGGGCCCTGTTCTGCGGCACGCCCAAGGGCTGCGACAACCTGCTGCACGATGTCTGGCAGCTGGCGGGCAGTCTGGGGGCGGCAGAGGGCTGGTCACGCTTCCGCTTCCCGGCCTCGCAGACAGGCTATCTGCCGCAGGCCGAACTGGATGCCGCCCGCCGCGGCATGAGCGAGGCCGAGTACCAGCAGGAATTCGAGTGTTCCTTCGCCGCCGCCGTGCGCGGGGCCTACTATGCCGCCCAGCTGGATGCCGCCGATCTGGCGGGACGCATCTGCCCCCTGCCGGTGAGCCCCGATCTGCCCGTGCATACGGCCTGGGACCTGGGCATGGATGACGCCACGGCCATCTGGTTCTTCCAGGTGGAACCATCCGGCGCATGGCGCATGCTGGACTATTACGAAGCCAGCGGCGAGGGCCTGGCCCATTACGCTGCCGTGCTGGCCGCCAAGGCCCGGCCGGAAGGAACGGCCACGACCGACGGCCTTGCGGGACGCGGCTTTTGCTACGGCCGCCACCTAGCCCCGCACGACATCCGGGTACGGGAACTGGGCACGGGCCAGAGCCGTCTGGAAAGCGCCGCCCGTCTGGGCATCCGTTTCGACATCGCGCCGTCCCTGCCGCTGGCCGACGGCATCGATGCCGTGCGCCGCGCCTTGCCCCGGCTCTGGTTCGACAGCCGTCACTGTGCCGCCGGACTGGCGGCCCTGCGCTCCTACCGGCGGCAATGGCGGCCCCGGCAGGAACAGTTCTCCTCCGGCCCGCTGCATGACGGCTCCAGCCACGCCGCCGATGCCCTGCGCTACGCGGTCACGGGCTTTCGTCCACCGGAGCGGGCCCTGCCCCCGGCCCGGGCTCGCATCACCTATGACGTACTGGGCCTGGGACGATGAAAGGAAGACTGCCCCGTCCCTGCGCCCTCCATATGCCCGGAGGAGCCCGAAGCCGGGATCGTCCCGACACGGTCATGCCGGAGACGCGCCGGGGCAGGAGGCCCCGCGATGCTGCCGCTGCGCTTTCGTGCCGGAACAGCGTCCCATCTGCCGATGGCCCCGCGCTCACCCACCCCGGCAATACCGAAACAACAGGAGCCCGCATGGAACACACGAATACACAGCCCTGCGACCAGACCGACGTGCGGGACGCTTTCCTTCTGGAAGCTGTCCGGGACGATGCGGGCCGGAAAGCCCTCTTCGCCCGCATGTGCCGGGAAGGGCTCACGGGCTGTGCCATGTACGCCTGGGCCCATCCCCGGGAAGACGACTGGCTGCGGCTGGTCAGTGCTCCCGGCCGCCTGCTCCTACAGGCCACGGCCCCTGACGGTACGGCCCTGGCCTGCGGGCTGTTCAGCCCCTGGCGGGGACAGATCCGGGAATTCGACTTCACGGTCTTCCGCCCGGCTTTTCCGCTGGCCGTGCCGCTGGCCCGCGCCGCCTTCCGCTGGGTCTTCCGGCATACGGAGACCAGCGCCCTCTGGGGCCTGTGCCCGGTCAGCAACCGTCATGCCTGGCGTCTGGCCACGGCTTGCGGCTTCGTCATCACGGGACGCCTGCCCGCCGCCTGCTGGCTGGCCCGGCGCGGCATCCATGTGGACGGCATCCAGCTGCTCTGCACGCCCGAAACACTGGCCCGCGCCATAAAAAACTCTCCATCCTGTCACAGAGCCACCCAGTAAACAACCTTCATCCCCAAGGAGGACATATGGGATTCGGAGGATCCTCCAGCCCCAGCGTACCGGAAGTCCAGCCCGCTCCCAAGGCGGCCACCCCCAAACCCGTCACCGAAGCGGCCACGGCCGCCCGCCAGAACCAGAAGGACAAGGCCAGCAAGGCCGCGGGCATCCGGGCATCCATCCACACCACGCCGCTGGCCTCGCAGGAGAACCGCGGCAAGACCCTGCTGGGGCAGTAGGATGCGCCCGGCACAGCGCCCCGCGATGCGCGCCCTGCTCGGAGCAGGACATCAGGGGGCCCCGGCTCCCGCGATGGAACGCCCGGAAGGCGAAGAGCGCCTTGCCCTGCGCGTCCCGGCCCTGGCCCGTCGTTACCGGGCCCTGC